GGCCTCGTAGAGCAGGCCGGCCGACGCCGACTCGCGCACCACCGTGTACACGGCGTAGCGGCCGCCCCCGCAGAGGCGGCAGCGGCGCCCCTCGAACTCGCCCACCATCAGTCCACCTCCCGCACCGAGTCGGCAAAGCGCTCCAGCCTGCCCACCGCCTCGTCCAGTGCCATGGACCCGGGAGCCGCCTTGAGCCCGCGCTCGGCGGCGAACCTCACCGCCAGCGCCAGCGTGGACGGGTAGCACTCCAGGGCGCGCCACCGGGGCTCGTCCAGCGGGTCGCCGGTCTTCGGGTCCGTGTCCACCCGCTCGTAGAGCTGCCAGCACCGGAACCCCTTGAGCGGACGGGCCTGCCAGCCGTCCCCCAGCCCTATCACCGCCATCTAGCCCACCTTCCCGACCATCGCCGCCACGTTGGCCCTCTGGGCCGCCACGTGGGCCGTGTAGGCCCGCTCGCACTCGGTCAGGCACTCCACTGCCTTGCGCAGGTCCCGCCCCCTCTCGGAGGGCGTGGCGCCCTTGTACGGCCATCGCCAGACGTACTTGGCCGCGCACCCCCACCAGTAGGCCACCATGGGCGGCACGTCGGCGTCGGCCATCATCGCCGCCACCGCGTCCTTGGCCTCCATGCCCCCGTGGCAGTAGTGGGACGGGTGCGTCACGTCGTCGTAGGCGTCGTCGGCGCGCTCCGCTCCGCGCAGCTCTAGGGTCCGGTACGTGACGCTCATCGGTCATCGCCTCCGTCCTCCATCGCCGCGACCCGCTCGCCGAGGTCGGCCAGGCGGGCCCGCAGGGCGTCCAGCCGGTCCAGCGTCTCGCCGATGACGGAGCGGGCCACGCCCGCGTCCATCCCGTCGCCCCTGCGGGTGCATCGGGCCGCCCCGTCCATCAGGTGGATGCCGGCGGCGCACATATCCGACGCGATGTCGCGCATCTCGGCGCGGGCCTCATTGGCAGCCATCATCGCTTCCCCCCTCCATCCCGTCGGCCAGGGACCACAGGCGCGCGGCCACGAACCACCGGGTGCTCAGCGCCATGTCGTAGAGCCTGCCCTGCCCTATCCGGCCGCCGCGGCGCGCCTCACGGCGCACCTCGCCGAGCTCCAGCCAGAGCCCGTAGACGAATTCCTCCACGTCGCCGACGGCGTCTGCCAGCTCCTCGTCACTCATCGCTTCCCCCCTCCCTGACCATGACCACGGTGGCGCCGGTGGGGCGCCCGTCACGGTCTCTGTCCCACGTCTCGTGGGCCGTGCGGTACCCGCACCTGCCGACGACGTACATCCACCGGTCCAGCTCCTCCCCGGAGTCGTACTCGGCCACGCACCACCCACGCTCGTCGTCGTGCTCGTCGCACTCGTCGAGGACGACCAGCGCGTAGGGCCTCAGTCGGTCACCCATCGTCTCGCTCCTCTCTCGGCATCCCGTCCCACCGGTCGCGGGCCTCATCCAGCGTCCACGCCAGGGGCCCGCGCACCCCGCATCCGTGGCAGGCCATCTGCCCGCGGGCCGGGTAGCGGCCCTGTTGGCGGACGAAGGACGGCTTGGCGGCGCCACAGGCGGGGCAGGGCTTGATGCTCACTCCCATCTGACGTCCTCCCCGTCCGTTATCGCCTTATGTATGAGGACGTTGATGTCGAGCATGTCTATCCGGGCGTCGGTCAGCCGACGCGTCAGATAATCGCCCGCGTAGTCCTTGGCGCGCCTGCCGCACCTGGCCTCGACGTCCAAGAGCTTCTCGTGCGCCCGAAACGCAGCGTCCCACGCGTGGCTGCAGGCCATGGACGCGGCCAGCAGGGCGGCGCGGTCCTCGGCGGTGAGGTCACTCATCGGCGCCCCCTCTCACCAGCTCCACCGTCACGTGCAGGCGGTCGCCGCCCCGGACGGTGCCCTCGGGCACGAGGACCGCGGGCACCTGTATGAAACCACCCAAGCCGTAGACGAGGTACACACTCGGGTCGTCGACGACGGCGATGCAATTGGACCAGTTCAGGGGCACCGCCTCCATCCCGGGAACGCCGAAGTCCACGATGCCGTCGACGGGCAGCTCCTCGTCCACCAGGGCGGTGCGCTCACTCATCGTCCGTCACCACCGCGAGGGCCTTGGCGCGGGCCACGATGTCGAGGTCCTTGGCACGGGAGCAGTCGCCAGTGTCGTATCGCCGGTAGGGGGTCTTGCCGTCGACCACCGCCGGGCAGTCGCTGCAGTTGATGCCTCGGCACGACCAGTAGTCGACCATGTCCTTCAGCGCGTCCTCAGTCAGCCGCTCCCAGCTGTCGACGCGCTTGTGGGTGAGGCTCTGTGGCTCGTACTCGTAGGGGAACCCTTTCACAACCTCGCAATGAACGATGGGGTGCGAGTAGTTGGTGATAGCGGTCACCTTTTTTGGATTCCTATCGTTGCCGACCACGTACACCGTGTCGCCCACCTCGATGGGCGCGCCGTCGCGGTCGAGCTCGGGCTCGGTGCGGGTGAGGGCTCCGGTGCTGTGGAAAATGAACTCACCGCTGTCGCCGTAAACGAATGTGGTGCATCTGGTTCCAGACTGGTCAGCCGTGACCGTGACGTATCCGACCGTCAGTCGGTTCCCGTCAAGGTCCCACAGCACGTCACCCGGCATCACCGGCTCGCCGTCCACCTCGGGCCACTCGACGCCGGACGGGAGCGTCTGTCGGCTCGTGGACAGTTGCAGGGCCGACGCGATCTGCGAGCGGGCGTGGTTGCTCACGCCGCACCGCACGCCGTCGATGACGATGTGCCAGTTCCGGTTGTCGCGGGTGACGTGCGCCGTCCCCACGCCGCCGTCGGGGTCCCTGCACAGGCACGGCACGCCTTCCGGGGCGTCGCCGACGCGCTCGACGCGCTCGCCGGGGGAGAGGTGCAGGTGGTCGCAGTCGCCGATGACCGTCGTGGTCGTGGCATACACCTCGACGCTCTCGACCGTCATCGGGTCGAAGGTCCCCTGCACAGTGTCCCCGATGCGGACGGGCGAGCCGTCCTCGTAGAGCGGCCAGTAGCCGCCGATGGTTCCTCGGTTCATTTCTCCTCCTTCTCGGCCCGGGTCTCCACGTTCAAAGCCGTCATCCACCCGAGCTTCCGCCTCGCCGTCTTGACGCCGACCGGCGGCGGGGTCATGTCCGGCGGCGGGGCTCCCTGTGACCAGATCTCGTCCGAGAGCGCGTACCTCGCCCGTCCGTCCATGTGGAGCCTCACCGGCCCCACGTCCACGGCGCACACCCCGGCGAAGCCGTCCGGCTCCGACGGGTGCCATGCCACGCGCCCGCCGCCGTGGCCCACGCCCCAGAGCTCGGCCGGGACCACGACGAGCCCGGCGTCCCCGATGCCGTCGAGCACGAGGTCGGCCATCGCCTCCACGTCGGCCGCGCCCCACGGCCGCTCCGCGTCACCCATCGCCGCCCCTCCTTCCGTCCCGCCGCCACCGGTCCACGGTGGAGCGCCCGACGCCGAGGTAGGCGGCGGCGCGCCCGCGGGTGATGCGGCCCTCGTCCACGGCCCCGCACACGGCCCGCCACCCCTCGGGGCGCGGCGCCCTCGGCCGCCCGAGGTGCTTGCCGCGGGCCCGGGCGGCGGCGATGCCCTGGGCCTGCCGCTCGCGGAGCTTCTCCCGCTCCAGCTGGGCCACGTAGGCGAGGAGCCGGATGACGACGTCCGATATGAGGCGCCCGGTGACGCCCCCCCCCGGAGACTCCCGGGTGTCCAGCAGGGGCATGTCGAGGACCACGATGTCCACGCCCAGGGCCGTGATGGACGCCCACGCGTCGCAGACGTCGCCGTAGTCGCGGCCCATGCGGTCGATGGAGGCCACGTAGAGCACGTCGCCGGGCCTGAGGGCCGAGACCGTGGCCCGCCACCGGGGCCGGTCCATGTCCTTGCCGCTCTGCCGGTCGCACCACAGGCGGTCCACGAGGGGCGCCAGGGCGTCGGTCTGGCGGTCGAGGTTCTGGTCGGCCGTGGACACCCGGGCGTAGCCGTGGGCGGTCACAGCCCCCTCACCCCCTCGTTGCGCGCCACCATGGCCGGCCAGTCCTCGCGGTCCGCCGCCACGAAGTCCAGGCACGTGCGCCCGGCCTCGCCGCACTCCACGGACGGCCCGGGCACCCGGCGGCACCTCCCGCCCGC